AATCTGTCTTTTACCATCACTAATTTAGGTGAGCAAACGACGGTGGAGACGCTTTGGTTCAAGACGCGGGCAAAAACTAAGTCGGTTCACAATCGAATTCGCACCTTAGAGAAGTTCAGGCAGTACGACAACATGATGGACTTCATCGTGAACTACACGCCCAACATGAGAACGATCTCGGACAATCAAGAGGATTACTCGGTCACGTTTCGAGGAAATAGCTGGCGAATCGCAGAGGTCTTTGAGCACGACGATAGACAGTGGGTCTCGCTGATGTGTTATCGAAACGAACCTAGCGTGGCAGTCTGATATGGGGCAAAATAGCACAGTCGTTTATGCTCAAGCGATACAAGCCCAACTGGTCACGGTTTGCACGCCGACTCCGGTTTATGCAGTGTTTAACCGTAACTTTGCAAGCGAACCGACCTTTGTAACGTGGCAGCTCAGAGACGTTCATCAGCCGGTTTATACAGGGCCACAATCGGTGAAGGGTATAGATAGACCGGTGTTTCAGGCTACGGTGTTTGCTCAGTTGATGGCGAATTGTTTCAGTAAGGCGCAGCAGATTGTGGATGCGCTACACGGTTTTCAGGGCACTTTTGGTGGTCTCTTTTTTGTGTCAAAGGTCGATGTTGATTGGCTCTTTCACACATACGACAATGACAGCAAATTAAATCAAATCGTTCTTGATTGCACTTTAGACATTCCTGCGTGAGGTGAAAAATGGCTCTTCCCAATAAAGTTTTACCCGGCTTTAGCGCCTCGCTCTATTGCCAACCAACTGCAACCCCAACTCCGTTAACGACTGCAAACCTTTCTGTGGTTGCAAGCGTTTCGGCTATCGCTGTAGCGGCCAATCTTGTCCCTGTCGAAGCAATCCCTGCTTTTGGTCAGGATGATGCGGTTGCTAACTTCTCGGTTGCTGGCTCGCGTCAATCTGACAAAATCCCCGTTCAGTCTGCGCCTACAAGCATGACGGTTGTAGCGGCGTGGAATCCTGCCGACACCAACCTTCTTTTGCTTCGCGGCGATGCTTACAACGGCACGATTGATCGCACATTTGTTATCGCAGCAACGGATGGCACAAACATTGTTTACTACGCTTTTAACGGTCGAGTAAGCCAGTGGACGATTGATCCTGCTCCCGGTGCTGAAGCTCAGGTGACATTCACCATTCACCCCAGAGGTAACCAATATGGCTGGTCAAACAATGTCTGATTTTCTTGAGGGCATGAAGGGATACTATGGCGATCTTCACCAATACGCTAAAGGCCATTCCTTTACCCTACAAGAGGTGGATGGCGCCCTACAGGAAGCCGAAGCCGCTGAAGCTGTCTGTTTAAATGTAATGAGGCAATATGCAGCGAGCGAGTGACGATTTACTGAGCTATCTCATCACGCAAGCCCAGACCGGTGCTAAAAACTGGTTTGGGTATCCACAACAACGGCTCATCAACATTTCGCTCTGCCATCAGATCGCGGCCAAACACGCTGACTGCATGTCTCCCGACGAAGTGGTTGATTACGTCCTGAAACTAAACGATCAGATCTTCAAGCGCATTGTCACCAATGGGCAAACTTGAAGTTAAGGGATTCAGAGAATTTGAGGATTCCCTTTTAGAGCTAGCCGAGGAATTTGGCACGACCAAAGCTCGACGTTCTTTACTTCCCGGTCTCAAGTCCGCGATGGAGCCCGTTAAGGCTGCGATCAAAGGAAGGGTTCCCGTCGATACTGGCAAGCTCCAGTTAAAAGTCAGGAACGGCGCAAAGGTTGCAACCCGCAAGGACAAAAACAAAAAGTATCTGAGCCGCGATACAGTTGCTTTTGGTTTTGTCGATGTCGGTGTTGGTTATCGAGATGCAAAGGGCGAATATCGACCCGCTGCCGAAGCTATAGAGTTTGGCACTGCTGAACAACCAGCAAGACCGTTTATCCGTAACTCTTTTCAATCAATGGCATCATCAGCCCTTGATCGTTTAGCGTCTTTACTGGGCGCTCATATGGATCTCTGGGCAGCAAAACAACGAGCAAAGGTTAGAAAATGAAAATACAGGACAGATTTGGAAAGTCATTTCAACGACAGACTCACGCGGACATTGATTTCGCTGGGCATACCTTAAAAGTCTATCTTCCAACTCGGAAAGAAATGTTAGGACTTGAGGACAAGATCAAAAACCCACCGGATGCTTTAGTTGCTGAAGAGTACGAGAAGCTACACGCCACATTTCAAAAGCTCTACAAGATCAATCAAAACGTCAATGCCGAGTTTAAGGACGATGACATTGTTGTAGAGGGAAGAAGTTTAAGAGAAGCTGCAAAGTTTAAAGCTCAGGATTTAATGCGTGAAATCGCCTATGTGAATCTGGTCGGATTTGAAGAGGGCGACGAAATGCTTGCTCTATCTTACGAGCAGATTTCCGAGACCTTTTCAGAGGCGCAGATTAAGCACTTAGTCAGTTTGATTGAGAAAGCAGTCAATCCTGATTACGAGGCCATCCAAAAAAACTAAAGGGGTCGCTATATCGTCAGGTTCGGGCTACGGCGATCTTTAACGGCCAAAGTCCTGAAGTGTTCGATAGCCTTGATGTAGCGACCGTCAGAGAGTTAGAATTGATGTACCGTGACGGCATGATCGGAGCGAGGCATAACTTAATGTTGATCTCGCACTTAATGGCAATCGTTTACAACGCATTGTCTAAGAACCCGATGAAAAGCCGCGAGTTCTTCCCGCATCTGGAGGAGTATTTTGTTCCTCCCAATTACATGACAAAACAAGAGCGTGATTTTTTGGCGTTCACTTCGCTACCCGGATTCAAAGCGGAGTTTCTTGAGATATTAGGGGGAAATCGTGGCGGGTAAACTCATTGCAGCCCTACAAGTAGCTCTCGGTCTAGAGAGCGCTAAGTTCGTTCAAGAAGTCGATAGGGCGAGACAAAAAACCCGTGAGCTAAAAGTATCCGTCGATGTTTTAGGTACGGCTATAGGCGCACTACGCAGCCCGATGTTATTAGCGGCTGGCGCTGCCACAGCTTTTGCTACATCCTTCTTCAAAGCGGCAGATGCGGTTAATGACTTTGCCGAGGGCTCCGGTCTAGCGATTGAGGAAGTCCTAGCCCTGCAAAGCGCGATGGTGCAGTCAGGTAAAGAAGCCGATAACGCTGCACAGATGTGGGACAGGTTCTCTACGACTTTAGGCGGCGCTGCTGACGGGCAAAAGGAACAGGCAGATCTTTTTAAGGAACTCGGTGTAAGCATTGCTGACGCAGGCGGGATGCTGCGTCCTGAGATTGAGATCTTTAGAGATTTAACCGCGGTGCTTTCGCAGATGGCTCCGGGCGCAGAGCGGGCGAGATTACAAGTCGCGTTATTTGGTAAACAGTTTGCCAACATAGACATATCTAAGATCGACCAGCTCTCAAGAAACACCGACAAGTTCACGGGCGAGGCTAAAAAGGGTGTTTTAGCTATTGGCGAGATCGGTGATGCGATAGACCAGTTAACCGAGAAGGCAAAGATCGGCTTTCTCACGATGATGGGCAAAGCGCGTGACGCGTGGACGGGCATCAAAAAGTTCTTAGGATTCGGCGAGGAAGAAGCTCCGGCTCCGGTTGCCAATGTTGCTAAAGGCGGCATACAGTCAGGAACGAGAGTAAAGGCAGTTAAAGACACAAACGCAGACTCAGCGGCAAAAGCCCTTAAATCTTATCTGGAAGGCTTAGATGCTCAGATTCTTAAACTTAGAGAAGGCGAGGAAGCCGCGCTTAGGTTTGAAGCTGCAAAACAAGGAGGCCCTGCTGGCTTAGAAAAGATGGAGCAAATCATCAAGCTCCGCAGAGAAGAAGCCGAGATGCAGGAGCAATTACAAAGGAATGCAAAGGAAGCCGCGCAAGAACTAGCGGCAGCCGAAGATCTGCGAAAGATGCGGCAGGAGCAGATCATCAAGGATTACGAAAGACAGATTGAGATAGAAAAGGAAGCTCAACAAGTCGCTCTAGATGCTATGTGGCAGGCCGACATTGCTGCAAATAAGAAACTAGAAGAAATGGATCTCACGAAGAAAGAAAAGGACGAGCAACTGGAGTTGCTTGAGGATCTTCGGGATGGTTACAAGTCTCTAGGATCAACCATTGTCGAAGCCTTCATGCAGGGCAAATCAGCCTCACAGGCTTTCAAATCTGCGCTCAGTTCTCTTTTACAGAAACTCGCCTCAAGATCGCTTGATAAGTTTTTGGATGCCATCTTCAAGCCCAACATGACGGGCGCTCCATCATTGTTTGAGAACTTTATGTCGACCATTCCCGTTATCGGCGGGATTTTTGGTAAGCGAGCCGGAGGAGGCCCTGTCAACTCTGGGAGCCCTTATATCGTGGGTGAAAGAGGCCCTGAGTTGTTTGTGCCGAGCATGTCTGGGCAAGTCGTTCCGAATTACGCGATGGGCGGTGCGACCACCGTGAACAACTACAACATTCAAGCTATCGACGTAAAGTCTTTTGAGGATCGGCTTTTAGGGAGTTCTAAGGCTGTGTGGGCGGCGAATCAATACGCCAACAAATCATTAAGTGTCCGAGGTAGAACATGAGCTTCCAGACCATTCTTGATATTTCGCAAAGCATCACGGTTAATAACCGAAGGATGGTTGGGCAGCAATACTCACGCTCTGGGCAAGTGAGAACGGCTTTATATGTCACAGCGGTTCCGTGGGTGTTTACAGTCAAGCCTCATTCTTATCTTTATTACCCTCAAGTTCGAAATGTCATCCAGACGATTGATAACTTAGATCGACAAACCGCGGCGAACATTACGTTTAACACTACAACGCTTCAATGGTTCACCGAGTACAAAGGTGGTCTCACTTCAGGGCAAGCCTCGGCGTTAACGCTTGCTAGCGTTCCTGCTCCTAACGCGACAACAATTTCGGTCGGCAATCTTCCTGCTGTTTCTTCCTCAACGGTTGTATTCGCTGCCGGGGACTTTCTTCAGATCGGAAACTATCCGTACAAAGTCACAGCGCAGGTCTTGAGAGGCTCAGGATCGACCGTTAACGTCACATTACACCGACCAGTGATAGGAACTCCATCCACTGGAACTTTGACGGCTGTAGGCGCTGCCTGCACGTTTAATGTGGTGGCTGAGACATGTCCGACTTATACGTTAAGACCAATGACGAATGGTGCGTTTGTTGATTGGGATAACGACTTTGTTTTCAGGGAAAACGTCCAATGAGCACAGCTATAGCGGCGCTTTCCTCAGCGTCGATCACCCATTCAGAGTTCGTAAGGTTAGTCACTAGCACCAACACTTATACCTTTTGCAGTGCAGCAGCATCTATCACGGTGTCAGGGATTACGTTTACCGGATTGGGAAGCCTTCTTTCTGTCGGTGATGTGCAGAGAGATCTGAAGGCAACTTCTGATGACATGATTGTGAGCCTGATTGGGATTGACCCGACCAACGTTTCACTGATTCTTGCTAACAACATAAAAGGCTCAACGGTTGAGATCTGGAGGGGATTCTTCGATTCTAATTACCAGATCATCACAAGCCCTACGACGCAGTTCTTCAAGCGTTATCAGGGGATTGTTAATAGTGTGAGTTTGAGCGAGGATTTCGATCAAGAGAACCGATCAAGAACGGTTACTTGTTCAATCTCTTGCGCTTCGTTTAGAACCATTCTAGAAAACAAAATCTCTGGCATCAGGACAAACCAGAACACATGGCGAGCACTTTATTCATCTGACGCGAGTATGGATCGAGTCGATGCAATCACCGGACAATACTTTGACTTCGGCGCTCCTCCTCAGTCTGGAGGGTTATCAGATCCAAATGCCGGATCGTCAGGCGAATACGTTTACGAACAGGACACATCAGGTTTATGAGATACGCAACAAAATACGACATGCCACATCTGTTAGAGATGCTAAAAGAATACGCAAAAGAGGCAGGCGTAAAAGCACTGCAAGAAAAACAGAACGAAGATCAAGTGAAAAACTTGTTCGATCAAATGATGAACGGTAGAGGCTTTGTGCTTGTCGACGATAACCTAAGAGGATTTCTTGCGGCTTATATTTCAAGGAACTTCTGGAACCGATACATACGAGAACTTCATGAGGTAGCGTGGTGGGTCATGCCTGAATACCGAAGCACAAGCGTCGGTGGTCGATTGTGGTTAAGGTTTAACCAGCTTGCTCAAAACCTTCTTGATCAAAAAAAGATAGACATTGTGTGCACAAGCCTGATGCCTTCCAGCCCTGAGATTGACTATACAAAATACAACTACAGACCTTTGCAAGCCACATTCTTTCGAGAGTAGATCATGCCAGCATCCATCATTGTCGCGGGACTTGTAGAAGCAGGCGTATTCGCTGCGAGTAGTTTGGGCGCTATGGCTGCAACAGCGGCTATTCGGTTTGCAACGTCTGTCGTTGTCTCTAAGGCCTTTGGGAATAAAAACTCAAGCGCTCAAGATGCCGGGGTAAGGCAACAGCTTCCTCCCGCGGCTAATTATTCCGTTCCGATTGTTTACGGAGATGCTTATCTCGGTGGAACCTTTGTCGACGCGGTGTTGTCTACCGATCAAAAGACAATGTATTACGTTCTTGCCATTTCCAGTGTCAGCAACAATGGACAGTTTTCTTTTGACACGACTGATTTTTGGTACGGTGACCGGCAGATTACTTTTGACGGAACAGATCCGACTAAAGTTGCATCCCTGACTGACGGCAGCGGCAACCCTCAGACAAACATCAACGGTTACATGTACATCAACTTGTACACATCGACCAATGCTGGAGTCATAACATCAATCAATGGATCTGCTCCCAATGTTGTGATGGGTGGATCAGACATTGACGCATCACTTCGCTGGCCTGCAAGCGGCAGGCAGATGAATGGATTAGCGTTTGCCATCGTCAAACTTATCTACAACAGAGACGCAGGAACGACGGGATTAGAACCCATTACTTTTAAGTGCTCTCAATACCTAAACGGAACCGGCGCAGCTAAACCCGGAGATGTCTGGTACGACTACATGACCGACACGCGATATGGCGCAGGCATGACGGGTCTAGTGGATTCTGCCAGCGCGGCAACGCTCAACACTTACTCAGATACGCTCATTTCTTACACGAACTCATCTGGAGGCACGAGCAGTCAGGCGAGATATAGGATTAACGGTGTTGTTGATACGGCTCGACCAATCCTAGAGAACGTTGAACAAATTATCGAGGCTTGCGATAGTTGGATGACCTACAACGCTGCGTCTGGTCAATGGTCAATTGTCGTTAATAAAGCCGAGACTTCTAGCTTCTCTTTCAACGATACAAATCTAATCGGTGACATTCGAGTTAGTACGACCGACATCAATCAGCAGATCAACCAGATTGAGATTGACTTCGCAAGTAAAGAGGCAAGAGATCAGCCCGACATCGTGTTTGCAGAGCTTCCCGCTGGTTCGCTTTACGCCAACGAACCGAGGAACAAAGAGACTTATCGACTAGAGATGACCAACGATTCGGTGCAAGTTAAGTATCTTGCCAATCGTCGGCTTTTGCAGAGCAGAGAGGATTTATTAGTCTCGATTACCGCGGCTTACCCTGCGATTCAGGTTGATGCGGGTGATGTTGTAGACATTACAAACTCAGACTACGGATGGACTAACAAGCTCTTCCGAGTCATGAAAGTTAACGAGGCTACGACACCAGATGGCAACCTCGGCGCAGCACT